AAGAATCGTAAGAAAGGCCTGCCATCTCAAATGACATTCTTGGTAATGCTATTTGAATTTTTTTAGTTAAATCTGGATCATCTTCTAAACGTCTAACATATAATTCTTTTGTTGCATACACAATAGGTACCAACATACGTTCAGCTTCGGTTAAATTTGGATTGTATCGAACTAGAGTGATGTTGTTGAATAGGTTACCAAACCCAACAACCATTTTTCGAATAACTCGGTGATATGTAGTGTTGGCCATTAAATTTCTCCAAACGGATTGGTCTCAGAGAAATCTATGATTGCGTCTGCTTGAGTATTAATATATTTGTTATCATAGGTTTCATTATAAGAATTATCTAATTGTGGATCATATGAAGTTAATGTATACCGTGCATTACTTGATGCACCAATAATCACAACATTATTTGTAAACTCACCAGAAATATTGCTAACAAACAATGAATTTGAGGCTGGTAACCAAGATTGTACAACAGCTACAGAGGTTGCATTGGCTTGAGTTTGGTCTGCGGCCTGATATACTGTTTCGTGTATTGTGTAATTGTTTGCATTACCAGTTTTTGCGCCAGTAACCAGTTTAATCATGTAACCAGAATCTTCAACAATCGTGTCGATATCTTCAACACCAGTATCAATAATTTCTTGAGCATACTTAAATTTCTCAAGCCGCAATTCATAAAAATATGGTTGTTTTCTACCAAGCATATGAAAATCTTTTGCTTGTTCAGTAAATGTTATTTCATATAATTCACCAGTACCATTTAAAAATGGCACATAGACCAAATCACCTTCTCTTGGTCGTGTAAATGTATTTTGTGGAACTCTTTGTGTAAATGTTCTACGAGAAACTTGTACGGTTACTACATCTTTAATTTCTAAACCAAATTTGGAGAAAAATTCTTGTTGACCTTGATAATCCATTACATCACCAGAAAGGTACATTTCTAATGGAAAAGCTGACTTGAATTTTTTAACCGGATCTTCACCATATAATAAATCTCTGTCTGATGGATTTTCTATAGGCAAATAGAATGCATCAAAACCCATGATTTTCATGGATTCAACAATTAGATCCTCTATAACTTGTTGTTCTGCGTTTGAGTTATAGTTATTAAAATAGACTGAAGTTGGCATATTAGTTCATCATAAATTCTAATGGAGCCCCGTATTCATTTTGCATTTCGGTTTCCAACTTTTCAATTTCTCCTACAGCCTCTTCATAAATTTTATCACCATTAAGTGTAACTCCGCCCGGTAATTGTAATCCCGAAAACTTTTTAAGGTTGTTTCCCCATGTTCGTTTAATTAAAGCGGTAGTATATTCTTTTAACCAACGGTCATTCCACACACGATTATATGTTGTGGCATCAATACACGCATAACATTCGGCAACTACAATTGTACCCGCTGGTGCTTCAGATGCTCCCCATGCCCAATCAATATAGAGTTTTTTCATATGACGCTGGAAACGAATAGGAACTTCTCCACTAAACATTAATTCTAATGAACGTAAGTGTTGTTGGGTTAAGGTATAATTGACGTATGATGCGGAGGTGAAGTCGTAGAGTTCGTTTAGACGGAGTTGATATCGCAGGTCAAACATGTTAATAGTTGCCTGAGAATCTTGGACTGGGAAAATACGAGTAACGCCAACAATGTCCAAAGGAACATTGGCAGAATCTAACACATTGGTTAAATCCAAATATTGATTATTGACATCAGTATCAGTAATTCTTCGAATATAATAGATTTTTTGGAGACCATCAAAATGGTAGTCTTGCCAATATTGAATGGCATCATCAATTCTATCTTCTAATTGGTCATCATCAATATTAATTTCAATGACTGGAAAACCTAATCGTCTGAGGCAATAATCTTTGAGTGTTTGTCTACTAGTTACCGCTGGCATATTACCCTCCTATTATAGAGGTATTTATACCTCTGACCAATTACTCTATTCCAAGACTTTTCCTTATTTTGGTTGCGGAAATATCAGTAATGGATTTATCAAAAGACTCTTGTTCAATCTTATAACCTACGTCCCGACCATAAGTAATATTCACAATGTTTGGTACCACCTGAATCTCATATTGACCTTGAAACAACGGATCCAAATCTCTACGGATATATGATTTAACTTGTTCAATGGCAAAAGGATTAGAACCTTGCCATCCTTGACAGTCACGAATTTGAATAACCACTTGGCCAGTTTTGGCAATAGACCTCTCAAATAGGGCTCTATGACCTTGGTGCCATGGTTGCCAACGACCTAACATCTGTACAGTTTCTTTCTGCCAGTCAAATATTGGACGCCTACGATTCTCAATAATATGATTACCAATAAACTCAGCCCACTTTTCAGCATTCTGTTCGGTCACACGGAAGTCATACACCTCTGGTGGTATGAAAGCTTTATTGGTATCTTCAAAACGACCTTTCTCAATGGTGTCCATCCAGATAGTCCAATCTGCTTTAAAATTGTTTCTCATTTCAATTAATGGTGCCACAAAGTCGCAGATAACATAATCACCGCCAGCCTCCAAAGCAAACTGTGCCATTCTTAACGATTGGCGAATACGACCGGTATCTGAGAAGTCCCAATCATTATACTTCTTACGAATCTCATCAGCATTAAACCAAGTTACTTGAGCTTGGAATCCTGTAATAGGTAACATTTCACCATAGTCAGCTCGTTCTCCATGGGTTTCCAAATACTTCTTTAATGCTTCTGCCATAAATGTTTTACCTGAACCTGGTAATCCCATAATCAAAATCTTTTTCATTTGTATTCCTTTATTGAGGTTTGCATAATAAATTATTTCCAACTACTGTGTAATCATACTCATACTGATCTAAAAATTTCTTAATATCATCTATAATAGTTTTTCTATTATCACTATGTTCAACAAATATAATAGGTAAATGTTTTTTAATTGTGTTGGAACCTCCAATTAAAACATCCAAATCCATACCTTCCACATCTATCTTTAATAAATGTACCTTAGGAATATTATAGTATTCTAAAAACCAATCAAGTGTATGTATTTCAACAACAATCTTATTATTTGTCTTTTCAGTAATAATATCTTCTACCAAACTAAAAGTACCAAAATCATTTTTTTCAAAATAATTTGGTTCATCAAATTCAATCTTAGTATTTTCTTTACCTAAACCAATGTTGTGAGGATATACATTATAGAGGTTGTTTATTGAGGCATTTCCACAAAGCATTTTAAAAACTTCTCTTTGAGGTTCAAAAGAATATATTTTACCTTGTGTGAAAGCTTTGGCCATCCAAGTTGTGAATGTTCCTATATTGGCACCAATATCAAATATTACCGGCTCAGAAATTTCTTTAATTAATTCGTGGCAATAAAGAGATTCAACTGTAGATACATTTCCATGATCCATTAACCATTGAGAGTGTCCAACTTGTTCGTGATTACAATCAAACCTATTTACAATCATTAACCCATGGTCACAATTTAAAAGAACATTTCTGTGTATTTTGTCACCAACTTTAAAAGAAGTATTACTGAATAACCTATTGTGCTTCAATACTTCTTCAACATTATAAGTCATATAATTATTCTTTCAATTTAACAAATGCTGTCTGAAAAGAATCTGGTAAATGTATTAATTCTATTTGATGCCAATGAGATTGTATAAACATTTCAATACCCATTCTTGGAGAAAGTTGTACAGGAGCACTACCATGTTCATCAACAAGTTTCCAACCAATTGAATCATCACATAACATTACTCCACCTACTGGTAGTAATCTCCATGACAACACCATATCTTCAAGCACAGCAGCAGATGTGTGGTCACCATCAACAAAAATAAATTCAGCTTTTTCTTTTTGATGAATCAACTCAACTAAAGCCTCATAACTATATTTGTTAATGTATGTTACGTTGCCTACACACTTACTTAAATTATATTCAAATGTTTTTTTAATTGTTTTAAAATCAAAAGCATGATTATCATTTAATGTGGTGTGTGGATCAATGGCATATAT